ACAAGGACAGATCATAGAGGGTTCTGATAAAATAGAAGCAGCTAAAGAGCAGAACTCTAAGATGAAACAAGAAATTCTAGATGCTAATCTTAAAAAATTAGATGATACTATATTTAGAATGCAGGAAGAGTTGGAAGTTCAATATCAAGAAACAGAAAAACAACTATTAGAACAAGTCCAAATAGGTAACATGATTCAAGATAGAGCTGAATTAGAGTTAGCTAACTTAAGAGAGCAAATTGATAAAACTATTAAGGATGAAAGAGAAAAAGCAATGGCTGAAGCTGGAGCTATTTCTAATATTCCTGGAATAGAAGTTAAAACTAAAGCACATTTAATAACTGAAAAAATGATAGAAGCTATACCAGTAGCTATCGTTCAAGTTAAACAATGTGTTGTTATAGGCGATTCTTATATTTACTCAAGGATATTACCAACTAGTAATTATCCTATTGTTCCTTTAATCAATTTACATACAAGAACACCATATCCTATGAGTGATGTTCGAATGGTTAAGGGTTTACAAGACTATATCAATAAAACCAGATCACTTATTATAGCTCACGCTACTACATCTACTAATATGAAGGTTTTAGTACCTTCTGGTAGTGTAGATATGGCTGAGTTTGAAGAAAAATGGGCTCAACCTGGTGTAGGTATAGAAGTGGATTTTGATATGGGGCAGCCTGTAGTAGCTAGTCCAGCTCCTCTTCCTAACGAGTTGTATAATAATGAACAGACGGCCAAAAACGACATTGACCATCAGCTTGGACTCTATGAGATGATGATGGGTAATTCATCGGCTGCTCCACAAACTTATAAAGCCACTATATCTTTAGATGAGTTTGGACAAAGAAAGATTAAGTCTAAATTAGCAGATATAGAGGGTGGTTTGCAACGTGTAGCTAAGGTAGCTATACAATTAATGCAAGAATTATACCAAAATGAAAAGATTTTTAGAGTTGTTAATCCTAATAACTCACTTAGCGAATATGCTATAAATAAAAAATTGTATGACGATAAAACTAACGAAGTGTCTATTGCTAATGATATTACAGTAGGCAAATATGATGTAGTATATGTATCAGGTTCAACACTTCCAAGTAATAGATACGCGGAACTTGAATTTTATATGGATGCTTATTCTAAAGGTATTATCGACAAAGCAGAAGTTCTTAAGAAGACAGAGGTCTTCGATATGGAAGGAGTTCTTGAAAGAACAGATACTATTGGACAACTTCAGCAACAACTTGAATCAGCGACGAAACAGCTTAAGAAATTAGGTGGTGACATGCAGACGCTTGAAAGAGAGAATGTTCACCTGAAACAAAAAGTAGAGGTAGAGAAGTTTAAAACTGAACTAGATCAAGTTAAGAATAAGTCTAAAATGGCTGGTACTTTATTTGAAAAACGTTTAGATGATAACTTATCTATGCTTTCCAAAGAAGCTAGAGATGCAGCTAAAGAAAAAACAGACGACTCACCTTCTTCAGCATCCAAGAAGCAGTCAGAGAAGAGGAAAAAATAAATGGAAGCTAACGAACAAGGCCAGGCTCCAGAAGCTCCTGCATTTGAGCAGGAATTAATGGATACCCAGGCAATTCAAGCAAACCCCGACACTACGTGGGAAAAAGAGATGGGA